CGACACTGGTATCTCGTAGCTCAGAAGATGCTCAAGAAGTTAGTGAAGGAGTATGAGAAGTTGTGCAAGACTTCGTATGATTAACCTAAAACACTGGTGTTGGTGGAGATTGACGATCATCCGTGACCTATCGTGGATGCCACGGTTCATGGTTGATATAATAGATGAATTGAGATATGGAGTGTTTTATGAGTAGATTTGCATAGAAATGATGAGATTTGCATAGAAATGAGTAGGTTGAGGTTGTGTGAAGCTGGGACGAGGATCATTATTGACGCTCAACTGGAAAGAGAATTGTAATGAACCGCCAAAAGTCTGTCCAGATACTTAGGCTGATACCGTTTCCACAATCTCAATTTGTTTAGATCACCGTCCCGATGAGGGATAGCGAAACTGTGGATGTTATAAGCATCTTAGGTTTCCAGCAGGCTCATTACCTGCGGTGGTCGCACACTATTTCCGCTTATATATCCTACCTGCGTAGCTATGAATACCCACTATCTTCTGCTTCTTCGGAGCCTTATCAATGAGTCCCAGACTCAGAGCATGATCTACCGATACTTGTACCTCTGATCCAAACTCATTAAAAAATCCCAGTTGTCGGGGGATTGGATTCATTCTCTTCCCAAAAGAAAGAGCAGGTCTGTCTCCTGCGGGGTTGCGTGTCCATTGTTCATAGCTCATAGGGTATAAAAATACCCGCCATAAGCGGGGCTAAATAGGTTTTATAATGTGTTTCATTTGTTTCTCCTTAGTAATTTCTTCATTCTCTTGAGATGCAGGGAGAGGAGTCTCTTTCGCTCTCCCTTTTCGTCCATTTTAGGTTTTGGTTTCAGGAACCACATCTCTTATTTTCCTGATTGATAACGTCATTCTTCGGTGATAACTCCGCTTACTGATAACGCCACATTCACCGCAAAGATAATGAGAGCGGATATTGCTTCATTCACTTCCTTGAGAGCAGGAAATGCAAATACGATAAGAGCAGTAATAGCTGTACCTAACGTAATACTTGTACCTGCGTACTTAGCTGTTGAGATCAGTCGTTTTTTGTCCATGATCTTTATTACAAATTGTTAATTGTCTTTTAAGTTTTTTATTCTCTTTTACAAGTTCTAAATTCCTACTATATATTCTCTGTAATACATCAAGTAAATCTTTTGGAAGGAGTCGTATCAACTCCTCAAGACGTGCCAAATCCCCTTTCATTCTATTACTTCAAAATGCTCACTTCTTGTCTGCATCTCAATACTTCGTATTGGATTGACTTGAAACTTATATGACGTATTCACAAAATATTTTCCTACAGGTAAACCTTTTGGAACGTATATTTGCACCTTCCTTATTTTGCATCCTAGCGCATCATCTACAGTTATGTAAGTTGGTATCTGATAGATCACCCCATCAACAAACACTCTTGAAATCTCTGGAGATACATTTATATTTTTACATACGTCTATATACATAGTAAGAAAGCTCCCTCCTACAACGACATTGTTCTCAAACTTATGAGGAAGTGTGCGGAAGGTTGCAGGATTATATGGATAAAGTAGCCAGATTAAGTTAAGCAATACAAGCAGAAGTGCAGAGATAATTGTTACCCATGAAATGACGATATATATTTTCGCTTTCATTTTCGTAAAACTAATGCGATAACTGCACCCACAACAGACAACAATGTAATACTCACCAATCCATATACCACCTTGCGGATAGGCTCAAATTGATCTTGAGTCACATACTCCCTTTCTAGCTTGGCACGAATATCTTTTACCTCAGCCTCAATATAATTGACCTTAGTCAGTATGACCGCTACGGTAGTTTCGATGCTGTTTTGTTGTTTTTGATCGGTTTTCATTAGGAATTAAGTATTTTTTGAATGTCTATAATTCGGTTGTTGTTTCCCATATAATTCTTGCTCCACATGGTCCAATGTAAACCTCTTTAATGAATCCACCCTTTTTAGCGTGAACCGCTCTATGACATTGATTGCATAAAACTTGCAAATTTTCATCTCTATTATCGTCCTTGATCTCATTTACATGATGAACTACAAGCTTCTCGTTTCTCTTACATATTTCGCAAATCTTTCTCTTATTCCTCACGCTCATGCTTCTTGCATCCCAATTTTTACCCCTAGGATTAACTCCTCTAGGAGATGTTTTGGCTGATTTATTAGCAATGTCCTTGTCCATCTGCTAGTTATCCTAAACTTTTAATGTGAGCTCCTTTACGCCCTGAACGAATGCCTCTAACTTCTTGTTGTGTTCTTCTAATGGCTTTATCTTGCTGTTACTTGCTATAAGGTTGCTTTTTAGGTCATCAATCATGGCTTGTTTTGTCTTATTATCCTGCTCAGTAAGACCTAGTGTTCTTGTAAGGTTGTCTACTTCATCCCGTAGATTAGCGCATGGGTCAGTGGGTGGTTCAGGCGTGGGAGGTGTCACAACCCCTGGAAATGCCTTATTTATGCCATTTAAGAGGGCTTTTGCGACCCTTTCCGTGTCATTCAGGATGACGCTATCATGGGGGTCTATACTTTCTCCCATCTCAATAATCACGCAAGGTGTTTTCGCTGAGAGAGCTGACCACATATAGTAGAACTTCGTGTTAGGATTGCTTCGTGATGGTACGTTTCTAATCCCTGTCTCTTTGAAGTACACGCCCTCAATAGCTTCTTTAATCCGCTTACTCTCTTTATTTGAAGCGTCTATAGAAGGGTCAGGGTAGTCAACAAATCCTCCGCCCTCTACTCCTGGGTAGTCCATGTCGCAGTGCAGAGCCAAGAATAAATCCCAATCCTTTCCCGTAACATCAGGGTTTTTATCTGCGTATGCGTCTGTGTGGTAGACGATATATCCCTGTTTACGAAGGAGATCAACAAGTTTTAAGCCTATGGCGAGAGTTCGCACTTGTTCCATAGGAGCACCAGTCGCACCTGAGGTGACGTTCCAATGCCCAGACTGAATGCAAATTGATTTTGTCATAGGTTAACCAAAACACAAAAACGAAATATACAAAGTTCCAGTAGGCGAACCAGTCTTTGACCATGTAAGAGTAAACCCATCCGCGTCATACGAGTACACATTCCAAGTCTGATAGTTTCCACCTGAGGTTGAATACAGTCCCAGAGTTGCGCCAACAGCCCCCGTGTTTGTAGCCCAAGTTGGACCACCTGCCATGAGCAATCCACCCTTAGCAGAATCAGAGACACCTATGCTTGTTATATCTGCTCCAAGACCAGCCATCGAGATAATTGCAGATGGGGTGAAGCCAATACCTGTGTATGAGACATTCCCACTAGCTGCAGTAAGGTCTCTTGAAATTTGTTTCACTTTTGTCTTTAATCTCGTGTTTACTCCTGCATCTGCGAGAGCCTTTGAGGTAATATATTTTGCATCATCCGTACCTGTTGTTATGTCTGAACCAGCTCCTTTTGTTATCGCTACTATCCCAGCATCTTTAATCCCTTTTGGTGTCACAATCTTTGTATCATCTGTACCTGTAGCGACTTCGGAGGCGGTGGCTTTTGCTGTGCCTGAGAAACTAGTGTTTATAACTGGTGAAGTAAGTGTTTTTTGACTTAATGTTTGAGTAGCTGTTTTGGTTACAACATTAGTTGATAGAACAACATCGTTTATTGCTATTTGAGTTCTTGAATCAGTTATAGAAGCATTCGCTATCTGTGTTGCTCCATCTACTACTTCTACTTCTGCAAGTCTATAACCATTATCAGGCACTGCGGGTGCCCCTGCTCCTGGAGTACCTAATGTAATAACTAATGTTGCTATGTTAGACGCATATTCATTTGGAACTGTTACCTTATCAACGACTACATCGAGTCCATGTTGACAATCGCTTCCTGATGTATTTGAAGGAATAGTAACTGGGTCTTCGGCTTTCATAACTACTCTGTAGTATTTCGTAGCAGTTGCTAAGTTAGCAATATAGTCTGCGTTTGGAATATAAACCACTCCATCTGCGACAAGTACGTTCATTCCTAATGGACTGTTTTGAGTGACTAAGCATTGTCCTCCTGCTTTGTCGGCTACTCCACCTGCTACTCCTGTAATAATATCGTCTTGAAAGCCTTGTATATGACCTTCATTCGCTCCACCAAGACCTGATGAGGGATTTGGTGCTATTCCGTCTATGATTGTTGTGATTAGTGACATAAGATTGTTTTAATTGTTAATCTATTATACTTCATCAGAAAGTTGCGCCTACGTCAATATAGGCATAGGTTACATAATAAAATCCTAATTGACATGTATTACCAGTATCACACCAACCTCTAAATCTCAACGTATGACTTCCTGCGGTAATTGTTTGCAAACTCATTAGTGCCATAGAATTGAAATTAGAAGTTACTTCATTCATTATCCTAACAACTCTAGCTCTTTCTACACTATCTATTTCGAGTGTAATAATTCCGTTTCCTGAATATGTTGGTTGTGCTGTAATACTAGAACCAAAAGCTGTCGTTGTAATAATACAAAGCATTTCCGTAGTATTTTTGAATTCTATTGTTTCTTCTGTTGGTGATATTATTCCTCCTGGTGAAGCTTGAAAAAATTGATATGAGGCAGACGCGCCACCACCACTTACATTATTGGAAAAAGCTAATCCATCTTGATTAAGTTTAGCCTTTAATTGATTGAACGAGTCATACACTTCTAAAGATCCTTCTACATCATTTTCACCACCCAGTCTTAATGTACCCCCTGAACCTTTATCCCAATTGATGTTCTTAATCTTTACACCAGATACCTCCTGCCCTTGCAGGGTCTGTTCTAATCTTTTTATTCGCTCCTTCATTTGTGCCATTTGTCGAAGGAGGGTATCTCGATCTAAAGTGTTTATCATATTGTAAACTTACCTAATACTAATGATAGTTTTTCTGTTCCATCTGATTTATATTCTACTTCCCATTCAAAAATTCGGTATTCTTCTTTAATGTTATAAAATCCATAAACTATGCGTACGATTATCAAATCTCCCAGTGAGAATTGAGTTATATTTGGAGTATTTGGAAGAATGTCAATATCAATTTTGAGTAATGGTGTTGCGTATTTTCTAAGTATTGCATCTCCTTTCTCATTTAATGTCTCAGTCTCTGATACATCCCATTCTGTTGCAACATCTTCTCGAAGTTTTATATCTGTTTGGCTTGTTAAATCATTTCGTTCAATTCTTAATAATTCAGTATCATCTGATGCCTCACCTAGTATTATTGCTCGATTTACGGGAGCACTAAAATCTTCTGTGATGCGACATGAAAGAACATTTGAACCGTAGTCTAGTATGACGCTCTCGGTTAAGTCCTCACCAATTAAAGTTTTTGCGTTGAATACTTTATTGTCTGTTATTTCAAAATCAAAACCTTCTATTACATTAGTAAGATTGATTATTGCCTCTGCGATGTTTTGATTATTGTAGGTTCTATCTCTATCCATTGTTGCCTCTATAGTGCCTTCTGTGATGCCGAAACTATAATTGCCTGTACTTACTGGATATTTGTAGTAAACAGTTATTTTCACCGAATATATGTTTATTATTGACCCTTTACCTAAGTAAGATAATGCCACTCCGAAACCTGAATTGTTTATATCTGTATACGCCCACGTATCGCCCCATGTGTCGTTTATACCTCCATAGGTAGTTGTTGTAACTGTCTCAGCTCGGTCTAGATTATTTCCTTTATTTACAGTTTGTATTGTGCCTGCTTTGATAAGTTTTACATTGACGTCCTTTGCGTAGTGGCTTGAACTTCCTTTATCGTTCAATTCTTTCACGGTTACTGTAATTCCTGTGATGTCTGAATTGGAAGGTAAAGCAAATCCAAAGTTTGTCGCCTTGAGATAGTATGTAACTCGCTCTGTAGCTCCGAAGTCTATATTCGCTGATGTACTGTCGTCTACTTTTATATTATTTGGAGTTGTCCAGTCTACAGTTCCGATTGCACTGTCTGTACTTGCTGTACCTGGTAGGTCTGCTCCTGTGTCAGCTTGGATGTATTGATTTTGAGTCCTAAAGATTAAATCCCATGCGATGGCTCCTGCATCGACTTGCTCGTATTGTAATTCTTTTTCTGTAAATCTATTTCTTAATTGCTCGAACCATGTAAATGAGTGAAGTTCAATCAACCCTGAGCCTTTACTGTCTAATTCACCCGCTCGTATTGCCATTTCACCTGCCCAGACTAACGTATCACCTCGATAAATCCAGACTGTATTTTCTCGAAGACTGACTAAATCGTTAATCTTTTCTTCACTTACTGGTACACTTAAAATACAAGTACCATAGTTATTTAATCTCTTACCAAAAGTTAATTTAGTAAAAGCCTCAAACTCGCCAATGGTATCGGTTCCTGATTTGACTACTACTCGATATGTCATATGCCTATATATGAGTCGCGCCAATTGATAGTTAAAATCGTTGTTACGTCTTCTCCAACTGCGGTGAATTGAATATAATTAAAGCCTGGAGCTAGTCTCCAAAAATTACCTGATGTCATTGTACTGTAAGCATTCTCTGTTTCGTTCTTTAGTATAGTCTTATCCTGACTATTTATTTCTATACTCTCATCACTTGCTAGAGTATCAGTTATAGTAAATGTTTCTCCTGTAGTTACGTTTGTTACCACACACGACAGAAATGGTCCGTTAATATGGAATATTGGCTCTGCATAATCATTACCTGCATTATTTACCCCGTAACTTGCCGCTCCTTCGCCTCCTGCTAAATCAAAAGGTACTTCTGCGGGTATTGCCATACCTCCTGATATTACAGTTTCTGGTGTTTCGTATTCGTGTTCGGTTTGACTTACAAATCTCCAATCGGCAGAGACTAATTCAAGTAATGCTATTTGTCGTCCTGGTTTATATGGCATGGTAAATCTCTCTACATCGACATAGGTTTGAAGTGCTATATTATCACAGGTTGTAAACTTGAGTAGTTTTTCATCTCCTAATCGAAGTACTTTTTGTAGGTCAGTTCTACTCGTATAAGGAATTACAGATTGAAATGATAGTCTCCTTCTTCCTGCTTTTGAGTTTATCCAAATAGCTGATTTATCTCCTGCTACATCTTCGATTGATATTCTCGGTTCGGGGTATTCAAATCCTTCTACATTTCCTATATTAGTAAATGTGAATACGTCTGTACCGTTGGTAAGTGAAATGTTTTTCATATAAGGGAAAATCTATATCCAATCTCACGACTGATCATTTCTATATCTTGCATATTGTTTACTTCACCGATATTCACAACAATATCTTTTTTATTTATTGTTTCTCCTGAATCAAAACCTCCTGAATCCATATTAGAATAAGGCATACTTTGTGTTGAGATTGCAGGCATTTCAATTGACTGTAACCTAGCATATTGCTTTTGTATCTCTCTCACTCCTGCGGTTACATTATCGACAAGAGAAGGACTTTCTCTATGAAATGGATTAATTCGGTCTAATTCTTCTCGTATCCTTCTTACAATATCTTGTATAGTATTCCACGCGTCTCTGAATGGTTTAGTTATTGCATCAAATACGCTAGACATAGCATTCCATATTCTCCCTGGAAGTGATTGAAAAGCGTCTAAAACGAAACGTATATTTTGTATTAGAATATTAGCCCATTCTCTTACTTTTGCAGATACTACATCCCAATTCTTCCAGAGTAATACTCCTATTGCAATAAGTGCTGTTATAGCACCTATCGCTATCCAAACAGGAGCAGTAATACCTGCTATAAATGTTCCTACTGCGACAGCAGCAACTTGAATTACACCCCAAATAACACCGAGTGCTTGGAAAATAAATCCGAGTTTGCCTATGAAACTTATTAAAGTAATGACCGCTCCTACTATTCCGCCAATAGCACTTATGAATGATCCAATTACGATTAAGACTGGACCAAGAGTAGCCGCTAAAGCTATGAATGTAATTATATTTTTTTGTGTTTCTTTATCTAAACTTGTCCACCATTTTATTACATCTTTTACAACTGCGACTACTTGAGGAATAATATCTTTTGCTAATTCGGTTAATGACTTTGTTAATTCTGCTAAACTAGGTTCTAACTCTTTTCCTATCTGCAATTGAGCATTTGTTATCACCGTACCTAATTGTTGAAATGCCCCTTGGAATCCACCTGCGGAAATTGCTACTGCTCCATAGGTGGATTCTAATTGACCCAATGTAGCATTTAATACTGCGTGTTTTTGTTCTGACATCGTTAATTCTTCACTTGTTTTTCCTAGTTGATCAGCATAATCAGCTTTTGCTTTTGTAATATCTATTGATATTCCGAGATTATCAAGAATTAATTTTGATTCTCTTGATATACCTAAAATAAGAGAATTGAACATAAAATCCACATCTTGTCCTGTGGCTCTTGCAGCCTTTTTAGATAGTTCGGCCATCTTCACGAAGTCTTGACCAAAGTTATTAAATGCGTCTTTTCCTATGAGTGAAAGTCCACGTGTAGCTCCTTGTAGTATTGTAAGATTATCAATTTGACCTCCTGTAGCATCAGCTACATCTTTTTGAAACTTTTTAGCATCAATACCCATTCCCTTAGTCATTGATTTGAAAGCATCCTCTACTGAAGAATATCTACCCGCTAATTCTGTAAACTTAAAAGCTACTGTACCTATGGCAGTTATAGGTGCTGTAATAGCAATACTCATATCTTTCCCAAGATTAGATACTTTATTTCCAAAAGATTTGAAGGTTTTATCTAAAGAATCTGCGGTATTATTCACCATTCGAGAAGCGTCTTTTAATCCGCTTTCTAATTGAGATGTATTAGCTTCTAAGTCCCATACTATTGTTCCACCTGCAACATTGCTCATATTATTTATTGTGATTCTATAACTTGCTTATATTCTTTGAACAGTTTATCAATTAAACCTTTCTTTCCATGTGGAGCTATTGATATTCTGAGTAGATTATACCACTCATAGGCTTGTTCTTTTCTTGCCATTCTGATAAGTCTATTTATTCTTTTATATGGTAGTTTCCTTGCCTCCGCGTAGGTATATTGAGGGTATAAATAGCAAAATCGAGCAAGGGTGTCCTCACTCGATTCTGTTTCTTTATTTGTTGTTACTTTTTGTGCTTTGATTATCATTAGCCTGAAAACTCGGCTTTTATCATTTCTCTAAAGCGTATCCAATGAGGTGCAATCATTTGTTTTGCTACCTCTGAAAACTCTGGTGATGTCTCGTCTACTTTAGATATAAAGCCAAATAGATATTCTCTTGACTTTTTCTCATCAGTCTCAAACTCCTTCATCTTTTCGATTTCTTCCATTGTTAAGTGGCGAAACCGATAGTTATAACCTTTGATAGTAAATTCGAAATATTCATTGACTTCACTATCAAGGTTGTGCATTTTTTGTGTCATAGGTTAAGAAACTAATGTACCATAAGTAAAGATTTGTACTGTTGCTTCATCTGAATCTGATTCACCAATGAACTTAATCATTACTTTTTGAATAACATTATCTACTTCGATACCCTCAATCTTTGTTCTTGCGTTTACTATTCTTAGAACCTGACCAGGATTACCACATGCCTTAATATCAAGGTCATTGTACGTTGTACTTGAACTGCAAGTTGCAGCCTTAATATCTATAGCACCAGTCGCACTATTTACTGTCTCTCCTGTACTTAAAGTTCCATTATTAGCAACAAAATACTGTGGAAGTATTGCTGCAAGTGCTGCAATATCTGAAGCTAAAAGAGTAATTGTAGCGGTTACTTTATACGCCCCATCTAATTCAAGTGTCTGTCCTTGAACAGTAGTAAAGTCTGTACTCTCTATTGAGTGCTCAATATTGACTTCTTCAATATCGGTTATAACATTACTGCCCCATTTAATTTCAAAAGGTCCTCTTATTAGACTCATATTAGTTAGAATAAATTGTTAATAATATTTGAATTAATCCTATTGTACGCTCTTCACTATCTATATCTTGATCTGTTGGATATACGATGGCTTGTGCTTGTATTGTATCATAGTTAGTTAAAGTGATACATTGTTTTCCATTGATTAATTCTTCTAAAGACTGTAATTTATTATACACATCCTCTGAATCCATTGATCTGTAAAACAGACTCATTGTATAGTTCTTTAATCTCTCACCTGTATCATTTCTTGATTGATTACTCCCACCACTAGAAACTACCCAAAAACAAGCGTCTGGTGCGTCCTGTGGCACGACACCAATGAAAAGGTTGGTACCTAGCGTACCATATCCCTGAGTCTGTAAATAGGTTGCAAACGCGTGTGTTATATTCATATAAGTCCTGAACTTCTAGCTATACCACCTGTTTCACTAGCGACTTGATTGACTGCGTTCTTTGCAAAGTCTACTCCCGTCCCTGGTGTTGTATAGTTTCTAAATTGTACAGTTTCCATTTTAGCTGCATAATCTTTCTTCCACTCTACTTTGCCTTTCAATCCTAGAACCTGTTTTAATACTCCTCTTCTTAATTCACCTGTTCTCATAGGTGTATTTGGAGTTGAAATGGTGACTATTTTATCTGCAACTTGTCTAAGGAAGATACTCGCTTTTTGTGAGGTATCATTTTGTATTTTTGGATGATTATCTATTACTCTAACTGTCATGATACGTTTAATAATTTAGCTGATTTTTTTAATATAAGTAAAATATTATCTATTGTATTTGTTAATAAATGATCTCTATTTACTGTTGCAGATTCTACTCGATACCATGCGTCATCATCATCTACTCCGAATAAAGGAGCTTTAATAAACATTCCCTCTAATCTATTATGATTATTGACTACAAAAATATCTTCTGGGTCAGGATAACAAACAGCATCTGCGTCTATGGTTTCTTGATTTCCTGATTGAACTATTTTGATTCCCTGTAAAAAGATTACAGACACATTTTCTGTTTCAGTAACTAATTTCTTTCTCCCGTATTCATCGGAAGCTACTTTATAAAATGTTGCGGTATCTTTGTATGGTAAAAACATTATATTGTTGGAATTAGTACACCACTACCATTACCGCCTGCGTATTTTCCTATAATTACTTGATTTTCTTTCTTAAACTGTGGAGCGTTAGTATCGGCTAAAGTATATGAGTGAGTACCGAGTGTTTGTGATTTTATATTACTCTTTGGGTCTGTTTCAAACGTTATCATATCTACCCATAAATATTGTAAATCTGTCGGTATAGTATCCCATTCCCAATCAGCGACTACTTCTATTTGTGAACAGTCTATACAACATCCACGAAGTAGACAAAGATTACATGGTTGGATTGATTTCGTAATTCCGTTTGTTACATGAATCCGATAATCGTCTTCCGTAAAAGTGTAGATTATTTCCGTATCTTTTACTAATTGTATACTTGTGATTGTTTCAAAGGGGTCAAAGGTTAAGTATTTATCGCTACTATTATATTGAAAGTACCTAGTGCTTGGAGCTACTGGGCTACTTAGACTATATCCTAATAGATTCTCTAACATTGTTTTTGTTTTAGCGATCATCGCTTCGTACAAATCTTCTTGTGCTGTAGATACTGTCTTACCAGTTAATGTTTCATAGGTATTTATATCCATGAGTAAAATTATAGCATAAAAAAAACAGGGTGGTTTCCCACCCTGTCTTCTTATGAAAAATCGTATTACGATACGCCTGGTGCGCCCATTGCTACGACTTTATCTGTGTCTTTGACTGCTCCGCCTCGGAAGAATGAACCTCGTAGGACGAGTTCGTTTCTTTGGAAGGCTGATTTCACAACAGCATTTTCCTCATAAGCAGCTTCGGTGGAAAGATCATACATGAGACCACCACTTGTTCTACCTGTGAAAGCTGTAAGGTCTGTATAGAATACTGCTCTATTTATTGAGACCGCTACACCTTCAACTGTGAAGGATTTAGTGCCTGCTGTGTTAAGGTCAGGAAGTAACTCATTAGGTACAACTACGTAAGGTCGTCCAAGCAACATTGCCTGGTCGCCTGTCGTAAATACTCCCGCAAGAGGTCCACTTATACCGGCTCCTACAATTCGCTTCACTAATTCTGCATAGGTTCTTTGATTGAAGATGAATGTACCATTGGCAATTTCTTCTGTCATAAGACCCCATGTGTCTACAAAGGATTTCAAAGCATTTACATCACTCGTGGTAGAGTAGGTTACTACGTTACCAGTTGCGTTTACTGCCTGTTGAAGTCTTGCTATGTAAAGTTGTGCGCGCTTTCGGTCATAATCATTTCTATAACCCGCTGCTACATCTGCTAGTAAATCAGCTGCAAGGAATCGAGTTGCTGCATTACATACTGGTGTAACGGCTGCAAGCTCGTGTAGATTCGATGTGTTGATTGTTGCAGAGTATTCTGAAATTGGTTTCAGATTACCATTTGCTCCGTCATCACAAGTCTCTACTTCGGTCATACTTATATCACCACTTCTCGAAAGCCATGCCATTTGAAGACTCAGAGTTTCACGATAGTCTAGCTTTGAAATGAGAGGTGCAAAGTCTGAACGGAATCCCTCAATATCACTTAAGAGTTCTGGTGATATAACAAAGTTACCCATATCAGCAATAGTGATTGTGTTTTGCACAATCCCTGCTTCCTGAAGTTTTTCAAGATGAAACTTATTTATATCAGCAAGTTTCTGTCCTGCTTCTTGTGAGTGATTTCTCAACATGTCCCAAGCATGATTTATTTGCTTGCCATGTCTCTCTTTATAACTCATACCACCAAGTTCTGTGCTTGTTTTATTCATAGCTTTCTTAAATTCGGGTTCTTTAGCAGAATTGTCAAAGATCTTTGTTTCAAGTTCTTTGATTTTTTCCGTAAAAGGTGCGACTGCGTTTTTAATTACTGCCTCTAGTTGCTCGCTGGTGACTGGAGGAGTAGGAGTTGGAGCTTCAGGAGCTTTCGGCTCTTGAGGTACTTCAACGATTGGATCTTTCTTTTCTTCCATACTATTAGTTAAATTGTTAATGGGTGTACCCGTATTGTAACATAGATCTTCTACTTCTTTAGTATCAAGACCTATTTTCTTTGCTTCATTCAGCGAATTAATCGCTATTTGACTAGCTTCATTTATTCTTGCCGATCTGTTATTTCCTACAACTACTGCGGAAAGTCCTACTAATTTAGAATTATGATATGTACCTTCTTCGTCAGGAAAAGGACCAAATGTTTCTATGGAGAAGTCTGTGAGATACCCGCCTTTAAGCATGTTATATGCGTATAAGGCGAGTGCATTCTCTTTTGTAGCAAATTGAATCCCGCCTATTACGACTTTATTAATCTGTTTTTTTACTCCCTTTACTTTTCCGATAATCTCTTGTATCTGCATTGAATGATTTGCAGTTAGATTACCTTTGTACTCGGAAATATCCATTGATTTTATGTCGTATTTCGTGCCATTTCTTTGTTCGCTATCATCGGTAATAGGTAAACCGCCTGGAAAGTCTATATACCCCTCGCCCTTGTCAATAAAAGAGTTCTTTTCAAGTTGAATACCATATTGATTTTTTTGTTCTTCCATATTATTTAGATATAACTTTTTTTACTCTAGTCTTGTGAGTATTAAATGTATTAGGATGTGTTTCTACTATACCAAACATTACCATTGGGTCTCTTTCGTATTCTGCCAACTTCGCTAATTGTTTCTCATTCATTTTATAGTGTGGATTTCTTCTTAGTTTTAGTAAAGCGTGATAGTCCATATTTGTATTATACTTCAAATTATTTTAATCTATTAATTCGATAATATTAATCATTGTTGATATTCGTCTTTCGAGCCTAGTTGAGACATTTCAACGTGACAATCTATATATAAAAGCATTGCACTTCCCGTAAAAGAATCTGCTGCATTACTTGAGTTTCTAAAGAGTCTACAAAGTAGTATAGTTGATAATGCATCTCCCGTCATGTCAATATCTGCAAACTCGGTAATGTTGGGTAGTTCCTTTTGAGATATAAGTAGATTAGATATTTTGTTAAGACTTTCATTGAATATTCTTACAAATGCTTCGTTATTGAATGTAGATTTTGTTGATAAGTCTTTTATGTTAGTAACAAGACTCTTTAGTTCGTTCATTATCTCGATGTCTTTTGAATCCTCAAGGATTGCTATTTGTCGATCTAATTTATTTACGATCTCGGTATAATCTAACTTGTTTTTAATAGCGTCTGTTACTTCGTTGACTGATTGTTGAATAAGTCCGATTGAATTACTACTTACTTTTTCTTGTACTGACTGACTAGCCTCAAAATAGAGAGGTTGTAAGATTGAAAGTGTTTGTTTTAAGATATTAAGTTCTGTTTCCTTTTGTTTGATATCGGCTACCTTAGTTTTGATTTATTCTAGATTCATAGTTTAGATAGAATATCGGTAACTTCCTTTTGAAAATCCTCTAAGTTTATTTGTACTTTTTTCTTCTCAGCTTCTAGTTCTTGTTCTTTCTTTTCAAGATAATTCTTTGCGGGTTCAATAATGATCTTATACTCACAAGCACAATTTACATGCAAAGTACCAGCTTCTACATCTTCAAAACCTATTCCAAGTTCTTTACCATCAACAGTCATATGATCTCCTAGACTTACAAAATTAGCATTAAATGGAATAGGTGGTCTACTTGCTAATTCTTTACAAAAATCACAAGGGTTTTGCGATCTCGTTACCCATTGTTTATATACTCTACCCTCTAATTTATTTTGTTTGATAAATTGCTTGTCTGCTTCATATTGACTTCGCGTAAAAGCTCTATTGGTTTCTGTTCTTGCTATTGCTTTAGCTCTAGCTTCGGTTATTTCGTCTGAATATTGACGCTTAATATCTGATATTAATTCCTCTGCTGATAATCCTTGTAAAGCACCTTTCCTTACTGTTTCGTATAAGTCTTTACTAATAGTATCGATATGTCCTTTAGATGCTTTATCAGCTATATTTTTTAGGTATTTTTTAGTCTCTGAATTAAGTGAAAAATCTCCTGATAATCCGTATTCTTTCGCTCTATCTTTCATAGCCTTTTCACCTTGTAGGGTAAATATAATCCCATAAAACATAGCTATCACTAAAGCTAATTCATTTGCTAAATCCTTCTTTTCATACTTTGAGATTAAATCACTTTCTTGAATTTCTTCTGGGTTATCTATAGCATTAATTGAGGTCTTGCTATATTTTTTTCTTAATTTATTAATTATATACGCGGTAGTTTTGCCTTCTATATTTACTATTGCATTTTGTAAGGCTCCTTGCTGTTGGGCTATGATTCCTTGTTTAGTCGTCTTTAATGCATTCTCTTGTATTTCTTCTTCGTCTATTTCTTTTTCCTTGTCCTCTACTATTGGTTTAGTTGGTTCGCCTAATTCTTCTATAGTTATTTGACCTAATACAAATTGACTTGCTAATTTAGAATCGTAACCTGTAGTTATCAATTGATTATATAGATTAAACTTTTCTTTATTAGAATTAGTCTCTTTTATTTCTGCATCATAATCCGTAGCATTTGGATTATCTACTATTAAATAGATTTTATTATTCGTTTGATAATATTTTGAATAATCCAAATTCATTGCATCGAGTATTAATTGTATTCTTGGAATAATATGCATCTCGACACTCAGATCTTTTTGTACTCTAGCAGTTTCTCTTGTGGTCCCTGATTGTTCGATACCCATTATTGTTTTGCTTACACCTGATATTGCAAACAATTGATCCCTGTTTATCTCATTTACCACTTCCAAAGCACTATCTCTTATGTTCTGCGTCATGGATTCCCATGTGATACCACCGCTACCATTTCCAAATATCGGCTCGCCCTTAGTATGATTTCTTACTCTAGATACAAAGTTCTGAAAGTCCGTATCGGGTAGAATTACGTCTGTGGAAAGTACACCAGGCGCATTAATATTTCCTTTGATAGCGTGTCTTGTAAAATCACCCGCAGTCTTTAATGTGAATTGACTATCTTTAGCAGCATCTGTCATTGCAAATGGCTCTTCATCATTAAAGGGATTTAATTCTCGCATTTCAATAATCATTTCTTTAGGTATTTCTCTAATCATTCCTTTTTTAGTTTCTACATATCCTTCTACTGTTAGTCTGTCTTGACTTAATACCCTTCTTATATTATATGGATTCAATAGTTTAAACTCCTGAATATTCCCCACTTTATTTTCACCGACAGCGCGGATAGTCATTAAATAGTAAACACCTTCTAGGTCTAAATAGGTTGATATATCACGCCAAAATGAATATTCTGAAAATGTCTTAGAATTATATATTAATTCTAAATAAGGATGAGTTCCTTCTGGTTCTACTCTTACGTTTTCCGATGCTATTTTAGCTACTGAATTTGCTCTGTTTCTTATTGTAGCGTATCCATAACCTGAATAATGATCTTTGTCTGACATTAATACTTCTGTCCAATCAGATGACATTCTTTTATTTCCATATTTCAGATATTGGTTCGGTAGTGATATTGTATTTTTAGAAAGTAAACTTAAAAGACTCTTGCGGATGTTTTGTACTATTGACATATGTGTTAGAGAATTATAGTCTATTTTAATATATTATACGATTAATATTTTGTTTGGGGTCTGTATTTCCTTTTGCTACCCAATATGCTATATAGGCAGATTCTGCATAATCGGGTGATACTCCTAAACTTTCTTTAATATCTTGTTTAGACTTTACTATTATAACTCTTTCTTGCGTTTCATATTCATGAGCGATTAATTGCTCTCTTAATTTATCCATTGTTCTTAGATTGACGTATATTTTCACATCTCCTTTATTAATTGCTTGACCTAGTTTCCAAATAGTTTCAGCCCTTAGATTTCTATAATTCTCACTTGATGACGCACCAGCGATAAATACTTTCACATACCATCCTTTACTGCGTAAAAAATCCCGACATGATGCGCCTACCCCTATACCGTCTATCCCTATTTGACTGGCTATAATGTTATTTTGTTGGGCATATTTAATTATCTCAAGACTTATCTGTTCTCCTATTGCTTCTTGTTTATCTACTACGACTTCTTTTTGTTCTACAATAATATCCGATTCGTATAAGGTTAAAATAGTCTTATCGCTTCCTGTATCAGATATATCTACACCTATAAATCTTTGACCTTGTTTCAGTTCACTTGTTAAGGCGCGATCTATCGAATAGGGAGGAAAAATCATAGTGTCTACGTTTTCAAAGTCCCAGTTTCCCTCTAATAATCTTTTACGCTCTGCGCTAGGCAATTGTTTTAGTCCTTCAATATAATTTCTAGGTAAGAATGGATTGTCTAAAGCTAATGACTTAATAAAGGCTCTATATGCAATTTTCATTTCTCCATCTATTTCAACTTGTCCATGTTCCCATTTTTGGTAGTCACCACCACCTAATTTGAGGTAAGGATTATAATATTCTAGTTTAAGGAAGTTCTGTGAAGGGTTGCAGGTTGTAATACTTTTTCCTACTATATCGTACTTATGATTCATAAATCTATTTTTTCTAGATATGAACACATCTCTTGCCTTGCGTTGTACTTCTCCTGCTTCTTCGATAACCACATGAGTAAATAAAAGTGAACCAAATCTATCATAATTTGGGTCGGATGGTTGCCTTGATAAATCAACTAATTGAATAGCAGAACCATTAATATATTCTATTGTTCCTTTGTGGTCATTGTAACTAAATTCTGATTTCTTTACCCCCAATATAGGGTGCGCTTCTCGAAGTAAAGATACAATTGTAGTTTGTTTTAATTTAGTCAACTCTTTTCTTCCTAGACCTATTGTAATACCTGGATAGTTTCTACATTGTAGAACCATCCAAATACAAATAGTTATCGTTTTACTTCCTCCTGCTCCACCTCCGTAAAGTAAATCAGTAATTTGAGGATCATCAAGTAGTTGGAGTGCTAGTTTCTGTTTTGTTGATAGTTTCATCGGTATTCATTGTATCAGGCTTCACTTCCTCAATAGTAAGTTTCTGCGCAGAGAATAAACCACCTTCATGAATAATTGTCTGGGGTGCTTTACCTTCTGTTCTATCTGTGACTTCAACTAAATCTCGTAGACTCTTTCTTGCTCTTAATATTGCTCGATAGGCTAATTCCTGTGCCATTGTTCGTTTATCTTCTGGATAATCTGTTTCCCATTCTTTTACTTCTTCGGCTGTCATTCGTAGAAACTTATTATATTGGTGACTAACAGAATCTTCACCTTTCCACCTACCGCCATTTCTGTTATCTGGGTTATCACCAAATCCGCCTTTTCCTGACGGGTTTGGATTCCAGCCTTCTTGTTTGCGTGGGTCTGTTGGGTCCATATTAAATTATTTTATTAGTTAATTCTATAGCACTTTCAATAGTATCATCCATATCATAGTACTTATATTCACCTAGTCTACCAGCAAAATGTACATTTGGAAAGTCTTTTGATAATTTCTTATATTTATTATATAAATCTATATTCTCTTTATTTCCGATAGGATAATACGGAGTAAGACCTAAACTAGGTATAAAAGTATTTGAATATTCGTAACTTATTACCGTTTTGTCTGACATTGTATCTCTATTAAAATGTCTATGTTCTATAGTCCGAGTATAAAGCTTTTCCAAAGTTGGATAATTAATCACCGCATTGCCCTGATAATTAGTCGAGTCGAACCATTTGTCCTCAAAATTAAGTGTCCTATATTCTAAAGCACCTAGTTTATATTCAAAGAACTCATCTATTTGACCCGTATAGATTACTTTATCTGATTGTATTTCAGAATGTAAGTAACTAGTATTGAGTCTTACATCAATTTTCGATAACATATTATCAATCATTTGAGTGTAGCCTAATTTCGGTATTCCTTGGTACAAATCATCGAAGTAGTTATTATCGTACGTAAACCTAAGCGGAAGTCTTTTAATCGTGTCTACGGGCAGGTTTTTGCAGTCTTTACCCCATTGCTTCTGTGTATATCCCTTGATAAACATCTCATATATTGTTTTCCCGACCATTTTAATTGCTTGTTCTTCAAGATTATTGGGTATCAAATCTTTATATTCTAATATTTCATTGTTAATTTTTTCTTTTGCTTGTTCTGGAGTTGTTACGTCAAAGACCTTACTAAATAAGTTCATGTTAAATGGTAGATTGTAGGTTTTATCCCTTACAATAGCTATTGGTTGATTAATATAATTATTAAACTCTGCAAATTTATTTATATAATTCCAAACCTCTTTATTATTTGTATGAAAGATATGCGCTCCATATCTATGTATTTGTATTCCTTCTTTATTTTCTGTGTAACAATTACCACCTATGTGTTTGCGTTTATCTATAACGAGACACTTCTTACCCTTACTTTTAGCAATATTAGCAAATGTAGCCCCGAATAATCCAGCGCCCACTATTAAGAAATCATATTTTTGCATAAGTTTCTCTAATAAGTTTTGGAGTAATGCCATTCCAATCTACTTTATGGTGATACCTACCGAATTTTATTACTAATTTTGTATATTTAGGTTCAATAAGAACCGCGTATGCTGTCTTTCTTACTGTCCCTGATAATTCATATATATCAGTATTTCCACCTTTCTCCGACTGTGTAGGTGCAAGAGTTAGACTCATAAACTTGAATGCAAACTCTCTTTTACCTTGTTTGTAAACATCTAAAGCATTTATTAGATCATCATTCATTCTACCCCTCCATTTCATGAAAAGATTTTCATCGGTAGGCATATTGTGAGCATTGAATACTCTTTTTGATATCTGTTTCGCCCCACTAGGAAAGGCTTCATGGCCTAAACAAAAACCAGTATTTGCTAATTTACCCTTATATGCAAATGTGGCTATTTTATTTAACTCATATTCGAACTCTTTGCCATCAATAATCCTATGATTCTTCTTCATATCTTTATTAACTCTATAGAAACCTACATAGTCATCGTCAAATTGCCAATGTCTTGCTTCACCTCTTTTCTCTGCTATCTTCCTCGTAGCGTTTCTTACTGGAACAGCACCACTTCCCATCTTTTCTACTCCAAAGTTATCTAATAGGTCACTTGTCTTTACTTCTTCGTGCCAATCAAATACAAGGATTTTATCTTCACCCCAATTCTTTTTATATTCAGGGATAGTATCATCATTATTTCCACAGACAATAAACCATTCCCCTGGGTAATTCATCCTTTGTAGAGTATACGCAGTCCTACATTTGGGTCTACCTTTAGAGATTATGTATATTGTATTAAGTTTCGGAGTTTGGTTTTTCATCTTTTGTTATTGATTCTATAATTTCTGAAAATCCATTTTCAATAAGTTTATCTTTGTCGAGTAACACTAATGCCAAACTTTCAATTACTTTCTGTTCTTCGGGTGTTGCTTGATATGCATAATAATCGGCTATCTTTGCGTAGTTGAACTCATAAAAGTTGTATACCCTCGCCTTGAGTAGTCCTTTTAATTCTTCGTTTTGTAACTTGTCTATCTCTTGGTCAAACTTAGTTTCGGGTTGATATAAGTCGGATATTTTATGATTCGTCTGTTTAGGTTCGTAGATAACCTCACCTAACTTTTGTGAATAGTTTTCGTCTAGTTTTTCCTCATCCCAGTCTATAGTCATGCCCCATTCTTCCAATTGTTCTTTTTCCCAGCCATTACCAAGTTTCTCCCAATCCCATTCTCCATAACCTATATTATCTTTAATGATAAATTCTTTTTTCTTTTCTTCACTCCAATTTTCTGCTATAGATACTGGCACTTCTACAAGTCCTGCATCTTGACAGGCTTTTAATCTCATATTTCCACCTAAAACCATATTATTTTCATCAATTACAATAGGTCGTTTTTCTAACATTTCAGGGAAGTCTTTTATAGATTGAACTAATTTTTTGTATTGTTCATCTCGTATATAACGTGGATTATCAGGATTAGGTTTTATTTCCTTTATTAAAAGTTTCATATTATTTGCCACCATTTATCGTGTTGTTTCTCATAACTGATAAGAGATATATTACTTACTTTTATATCTTCTTTCGGTGTTAAGTGAGTGCAGTGTACATCATAATTACAATAGTTTTCAAGTCCTTGTCTCCGTAATTGTATTCCGTAATTGAAATCGGGACCAAGAACATCCTCAAAAGGCTCGAAGGTGTGTTTTACATAATTCTCCTTTTTAGTAAGTAAACAATAGAGTCCTGATGCGTCTACCTTATGGACTCCTTGTTTCAATGCGGTAGATTTAATTTTAGTAGGTTCGTAAATCTTATCCACTTCCCATAATCCTGCGTATTTTAATCCCCACCTTCCAACTTGCACCCCTGTTACAAGTCCAGCATAGGGAAAATCTGAATAGACTTTTTGTAGTCTATATAATGATGTAGGGTGTAATAAAGTATCATCTTCTGTAGAGAATACATAATCAGTTTCAACTAATAGCATTTTCATTTGATTATGTATATCTGATATTCTTTGTCTTCTCTCTTTAATCGAAGTAGGATTTACCTCTCCTTTATTTCTGAATACACACAGTCTTTGTTTAAACTTCGAACTTACGACGTAATTTCTAGCCTTTTCGTATAACCTTTGATTTCCGTCTACTAAAACTAATAAATTAGTGTTTTCTTTATCACAAATTAAAAATTCTAAAGAGGGAAATACTCTCTGTAGAAATGTATCTCGACTGATGGGTAGTACAATAGTTGTCTTCATGGTTTATAGTTTACTGTAAACTGGTAATAATGACGTTTCAGAAAACTCATTGTATCCTAGTTCAAACGCTTCGATTTTATCCTCGGTCAAATCCCTAGTACTCAATTCATCTAGTTTCTTGCCCAATTCTACGGGGTCTGCTGAATAGACATCGATATATACCCTAGTCATTAATTGCTTCGATCTACGGGCAGAAATAAGCCACTTTTTAGGTAACAACTGATTATTAGGGGAGATATCAGTCATTATTACTGGAAGCCCAGACATAAGAGCCTCGTTACAGACAAGTGAAAGACCTCCGTATCTCCGCGGGAGAATAACTGCATCGAAGTCGTAATACATATCTGCTACTTCTTGGGAGTTTCGTATTTCATACTTTACTCGCCTATCTTCGGTCATGTATTCTGCTGGCAATTCATGTTGGCTTCTGATAATAAGTTCAAAATCGCCTTTGGATTGTTTCAATGCTTCAATTATTGATAATGTACCGTTTCTATCGTTGGTCGCAAGTGTTCCGATTATATGTAGATACTTCTTTCCTTTCCTTCTGAAGTTTATTTCTCTCGCTTTAGTAAACTCTTGTGGGTTTATAGGTGGCGGGAGATACATTACTCGTTCAGTTCCAAACCTTCTCCCCATTTCACCTAACATCCAGTAAGAAGGCATTAAGAACTTTGTTGGCAAGGTCAAATCTTTATTGAGGTGATCGCAGAACTCGTAATTGCTTTGTATATACAATTTTATCCCTAGTCTCTTGCATTCGTTCAATAGGTGAAAATTGAGCGGGTTTTCGATACAGAATACAGTGGTCAAACCTTTCAAGAATACATCTATTTCTCTATTTGTCGGGAAGCCTTTTGTCAATATACCTGTAAATTGTGAGTACCACTCCCAGTGTTGTTCTTTATTCTTTGAAAATCCACTTGAGTCTATTGCTAATATCTTATTAGGTTTCAAGGCATAACACAATCTTTTTGACTGGATACCTATTCCTGAATTATTGCTGAATACTAATAAGCCTACCATATTTGAGTTCTATCTAATTTTGGACTTCCTGCCCTTCCGTCACTATGGAGGCTTCTTTTTATGTTTCCACCTGGGTTGTACAAATGTAATTTCCATTGCTCCCAGCCTTGACGGTTAAATCTATTAAAGTCTTCAAATGCTTTACCATGTAATACATCTTCTGTAAAGCATTTAGCTCTTGAAGAGAAATAGTGTTGTAATATCCGAGTATAGAATGCTGTAGAGGCTATATGTGGTCGAGATGACCATTGAGCCGTTTCGGTAAATATGTCTTTGGTTTCGAGCATTAAGTATCTGTGATCTGGGTGTATAAATGTTTCATGATAGAATCTTACTAGATTAGATTGTCCTGATAGTATAAATTGCTTTATCTTTTCCCACTCTATCGGCTCGTCTGTGACTATCGGGGTGTCCTGTTCGACAAACATTATAAGTGGTGTTTTTATTTCGTCTATTACTTTTCTAAGCATTCCGATTTGATGTAGGTGTTCGTCAAAGATAATTGGTTTGAGGTTTTTCCATTTCCTATTTTTCCATAATAATCTTCTAATATGTTCATCATAACTTGCTCTCATTCCTTCTTGCTCTGGTCTTACTCCGTCAAATAACAATATGATCTGATCTTTTGTGTGATACCTGATTGAGTCTAGTGTCTGTTCTAATATCTCGGTTGATGGATGAGATGGGATCGGACTTATCGGTACGAGTATCGTCATCTCATCTTCATCTCGTAACTCCTTTCTGATTATCTCTTTTTGTCTTATCCACCATGCCTGGACTTTGTTATTCAACTTAGGATACTGATCTATAGCATCTTTAATATATCCAACCCATTGATCGGGATTATCAATTGCAGGAAATGGATAATCCCTGAATATCTTATACCAAAACTGAGGATATTGAGCTATTGGTACGGCTCCACATTCTAAGGCTTCGTATAATCTGAATGAGTCTGGATTGATGTTTCCTTTCGGACAGGGGATTACTTTTGCCTTACCTGTCTTTTCGATGTATTCCTTCCTATCTAATCCTTGTGCAAATCCGCTTGAAGGGTATATCTCTCCAATTACTTCCATATCTTTTAATTTATCATACATATCTTGTCTGTCTTTATGATTGATTTGACCCGCGAAGAATAAATCAAGGTCTTTGGTAGGTATCTCTCCTTTATCTTCGATGTGTGGTGGATAACCTATTGGAAGATATGTAACGTCATTTTCAACATCTTTTTGTGGATAAGTCGCATATAGCTTCATGTTTGGGTGTTTTAGTTCGTGTATCGAAAACTTATTTTCTTCGTCTGATGTGATTATAACTTTCACATTTTTCACCTTCGCCAGTTCTTTGTTGATTTCGTTTATGAGGTGGAATTGATAGGCTCCTGGGATTATTACAATACACTGCTCAAGTCCATCTAGCTTTTCTACTTCGTTCAATCCTTCAAGTAGTTCGGATATAAGATATTGATCCCAATATCCTTTAGCTGGTGTGCCTTCTCGGAGTGATAGGTAATAAATGTTCATTGATAAAATAAATGCAACTCATGTTGATAATCAAGTATTGTCTCTGTGTATCCGAAATCTTTAATCCACTTTCGTAGATCATTTGAGTAAGTGCCGTATATTCTGAAAGCAAACTCAGGATGTATTGATAACCATATCTTTGGTCTGTGATCTCTTAATGTATTTTTTGCTCCTTTTAATACTTCCCACTCACTACCCTCGACGTCGATTGAGATTGCTGTTGGTTCAATTCCAATGTCATCGATCTTTATTTCAGGTGCATTGTGATTCTGTAACTCCATAAATCCATGATCTCCTATAACATCTCCACTAGCTGATGGTGGAAAACCTACATACATTCCTCCTTCTGTAGTTTGACTTGAGGCGAATCCGCAGAATGAGAATAAGGGCATAGGTAGTTTATTAGCTTCCCAAATTACTTTTGTATTCGGCCAGACTTTTGGATTAGGCTCAAAGAGTCCTAGTTTTACTCCCCACATCGCCAGGAGTGCTGACATATCACCTTCTTCGTTTCCGACATAGAACATAATGTCTTTGTCATTCAAATGTTCTTTCATTGATTGTAGTCTTTTCTTTTCCCATCCCATTTCACTAAACCATTCAGGTCTATTTGCCCTATGTTCGGGGAGGATGATTTCGTATTCTCCATTGATTTTTACTTTTTTCATATGCAACATTTTTAATCTGTTAATTTCTCGCTGTTCTCTGGACACACACGATGTACATCCGATTAGGCAAGTGTTTTGAGTATTGCTTCCCATCGATGAGTATATAAATGATCTTTTTTGGTACGTTCAAATCCTCGCCTCCTTATTTCTTCTCGTTTCTCGTCGTTAATCAAGTAATAGTCTATTGTTTCTTTTAATCCCACAAAATCATTGTACTTGTATATTACTAATTCCTCTGATCTAAAATAGTCCTCTAATCCCTGAATATATGGAAAGATCATGAACGCCCCACGACCTGTTGCTTCGAATAATCTATCCGAGAAGTAGTAGGGATAGTTAAAGTTCGGACAAAGTGTATCTCCGATCACCACTTTAGACTGAGCATATAATTGATTTAGTTCATGTCCCCTCACTACTCCAAGCCCATCACCCCCGAAGTGGTAAAATCTATCACCATAGGTCATTCTAAGCCAGTCTATCAATTTAGGTCTATAACTCCACTCTTTATGATATCCTCTTGAACCTGTGAATACTACGTCATACTTTTTAGGCATGTCTAGTAGGTATGTCTCGGAGTGTAGGACTCCCGCGGGTAGGTAATGTCCTTTCGTAGTTGTGTTCTTGTTCAACCAGTTGGCCATTAGTTTATCTACCGTAAAGAAATGTTGAAGTCGGTTGAGGTAGGGTGAGTTCTTATACTCGTTCCATCTTTCAATCCCCATGTATAAGTCAAGGTGATATGCGATGGTCGGTATCCCCCTCTCTCTCAAAGTGTCTAATACCTGCTCCATTTTCATAGTTCCCTTATTAATGAACCCATGCGAATGAATCCAAATAAGTGCATCAGACTGTAACGATGTCTCTAAAACTAGGTTTGTAGTAATCTCAGTCTCTTGCAATCTTATCACCTTATGTCCTAACGCCTCTAAAGATAGAGCGTGGTGTTGCTCTGAACAGTAAGATACTGAAAAGTTACCGTATAAAACAAACCTCATAGTTGATATTCGTTAATTTTTGATGAGAGAAACTTTATCCTTTCTTCTATATATTTTTGAGTATAGTATTGTTTCTTACTATCAATTTCTTCTAATTCTCTTAAATATCCTTCATAATTGTTATCTTTTCGTTTTTTTATGTAATTTGGAATATCGAATACTTTTTTTAGTTTCTTTTGCTTCTTCTCGTAACATTTTACATGATCCATTCTATTAATATTGGTTATGACCTTATGACAGATAACACACAGCCTTACTCTACCTGATTGAACATATTGGTAGGAAAACTCCTTACTTCCTAATTTGAATGATTGAATCATACTCATCTAATAATGAAAAATGACAAGGTTGACATACTATTTTATTATTCCATGTCACAACTACTGCTTTTCTAGTTTCGCAACGCTCACACATTCTTGATATTCTTTTATAATGTGATGTGAAACAGGCACTAGGCGAGTCTTCTTTTGGTTTCTTTTTCTCTCTTTCCTTTTTCCTTTTATTTGCATTTTTCTGACTTTTTACCCATGAAAGATATATTTTTTTAGACAACCACATATTTCCATTTTTATCCGTATACATTATGTTTTCAACAGATTTTCTAACTTTTCTTTATATTTTTGAGTAATTTGATTATAATCTGATATTGTATATTTCTGAACTTGACCGTTTAATGAATACAGTCTATCGACTTCAGTTTGCCCATATTTCCTAATCATAAATACTAAATATCTATCTAATGCTCCATGAAGAAAACGGTTACAAGTAGAACATTGTCCGTTTACATTTATTTCCTCAAAATAAGTCGAGTTGTGTGACCCTTGAGTGAAGTGTCCCGCGTGAAGTGAACCATCTAACCTAGTCAACTTTCCACAAGTACAACAATAGCAACTATGTGTGGTCCCTGTGGTCGCTAATGCATCTCTAAATCTAATATATGTTTTGAAGGCTATGCGAGCTTTTGCTTTGGCAGACGCTAGAGTTTGCTTTTTCATTTGTATATATCTTATACAGTTTGATTGATTTTGTCAAATAATTCCATTATCATTCATCAACCTCACCAGTAAAGTCTTATAAGGCTCGGCTTGTGGGGATTTTTACCCCACACTCTATCATACTATTGTTATAATGCTTATTAGCGAAAGCTCCCTACAGGTTTTTCATTTTTCCTGTAGGGTTATTTTTGAGGCTAATTTACCTGTTTACAAACTAAAAAAATTAGTATATTATTATTCTGTTAGCTAATTTTAATATTAATGAAACCATCTACACAAGTAAAACTCTTAGAACTACGAAACCTCCTACAACAGATTAGTCATATCTCCTATACTTTTTCTAAAATCAATCGTGAATATCCAATGGAAACTATGGATGAGGAAACAGCAAAGGAAGTCGAAAAAGCATATATTGATCTTATTCGTCAAGTGTCACAGGTTAATAATAATTTTAATCTTCTACATGGGAACTCCACAACTTGAGAATGGTTTTATACAAATAGCTACAGGTGATGAAAACAATGACATATTACTTGCATTAGTACATGCTGATCTTAATGGAACGGAGTATCAAATAATGCTTTTTATTATACGGAAAACATGGGGTTTTAAGAAAAAAGAAGACTGGATAAGCATAACTCAATTTGAATCACACACTAATAAATCTAGGAAACAAATCATTAAAACACTTGCAGGACTAGTGAATAAAAAGTTACTAGTGAAGAAAAATACACCAGGTAAAACTACTACCTATTGCCCTAATAAAGATTTTACAGCATGGGGTACACTAGTGAACAAAAGTACACTAGTGAACAAAAGGTTACAGACTAGTGTACTTTCGGGGCATGAACTAGTTACCAAAAGTACACCTACAAAAGATATATATACAAAAGAAACTATTACAAAAGATACATTAGCGACCAAGGTCGCAAACCTAAATATCTACATCGATATGTTTAAGGGAGTAAATCCTAATCATGAAAGATTATTTGGGAATAAGACTCAACGAGATTGCCTAGAAAGAATGATAATAAAGTTTGGAGCTGAAAAAATGACAAACCTTCTAACTCAACTTCCCTCTATTTTAAGCAAACCATATGCACCGCAGATTAGTACACCTACGGAATTAGAAACGAAAATGGGTAAACTGATACAATTTTATAACCAAGAACAATTAAAAATTGCCAAAAATGGCTCAACAAAAATATGAAAATATCAGAATTACCAGAAAAATATAAAATCTATATACTGATTATGAGTAGCAAATCCGAGTATGAGGTTAATGGTGAACAAAAACTAAACATTGTAAACGCTCCTACTAACTGGGTGGAATTACCTAATGGCAGTATGATTAATAAGTCATTCGGGATTGAATTCAAATTGGATTATGAAAAAACAAAAGAAAATGTACAAGAAAACATCGAAAGTGTAAAAATGTTGACCTAGTAACATAATTTACCTATTTACATTGATACTATATATAGTATAATATAATTATTACAATTTTAATTTTAATCATGAAACACACTCTTAGGATTATCATTCTCGCAGTAATGTTAGGAGGTATTACTTTCTTTGAAATAGTTCGCACCCCTCATAAGGTGATTGCTATAGAAAGTAAAACTGTTGTTAATATTCTACCTTCTGTTACTCCTACACCGACTTTGACACCCACCCCTGTACCTCAGTATTCTATGGGTAAGTATGCTGGCAATGAGTATGCTGAGTATATCTGGGCTAAGTGGGCTCCCCATGGCAATAGATCTCAGGCGGTAGCACTCTGTACTAATATATCTGAGGGACACCTAGATGATAACGCTACAAATGTAAATGTTAATAATGAGGGCACTGACCGGGGATGTTGGATGTGGAATGACAAGTATCATCCAGACGTATCAGATGAGGTTGCAAGAGATTGTATTAAGGCTACTGACCTAACCTACAACGTATGGCTGAAGCGTATCGGTATGGGTATCACTGATGGTTTTCAGGGTATGTGGTACGGATATGGATCTAAAAATTATAATTTGTGTATAGCTTCCCTATGAATTATTTAATTCAAGATACTTATAACCACAACGGAGAACACATCTCTATTGTTCAGGATTGCCTTTGCAATCATGATACCGAAACTATAGTATCTGATTATGAAAGAGAAATATTAATCTGTACTGATTGCGGGCATACTCGTAAGATGCTAACTTATCACCATATACTTACAGAGAGACAGAATATTGAAAGTTGGATGCTAAAAACTGGACTATGAACTTATTTTATGATTTTATACTCCTGTACGTAGTGATTTGCTTTATCTTTTATAAATTAATTATTCAAAAATGAATAACAGTCTCGTTTCTTATATCAATATTAAAAAGTTGAAACTCGCTAAAGAACATGCTGATCGTGACAAGTTCTTAAAAGTCTTGAATCAAAATCCTCCCGCCAAGTGGGTAAAGAAACATCCGATTGCAGGGATTGAATATATCCCAATTGAAATTATCGAGAATACTTTGACAATGTTATTTCAAGACTGGCACGTTGAAGTCAAAGAAGCTATAGCATTATTCAACTCAGTAGCGGTTACAGTTCGTGTACATTATCGTGACCCCCTAACTGGTGAGATGAGATTCCAAGATGGAGTCGGAGCTTCACCTATGCAGATTGATAAGGGTCAAGCATTCTCAGCCTCTAGTATGAAAGCAAATGCAGTACAAATAGGATTGCCCGCAGCCAAGTCTTACGCTATCAAAGATGCTGTTGAACATATAGGAAAACTATTCGGTAGGGATATTGGACGAAAAAACGCCCTAGATTTCACTCCTAGATACCTTAATGAGGATAATACCCCTAAAAGCCCTGAAGACGCTAGAATACGGCAATTTATCGCAAATTCAACCACTGCAGAACAGTTATCAAACATAGAAAGTCAACTCATAGCGGAGGGAGTACATACATCAGAATACGGAGTACTTATAACTGAAAAACTAAAACAGATTATTCCAGTAAGTTAATTTGCCTATTTACAATGGTAATATATTTGTTATAATTAAGTTATTAATAATTGTTATTCTAAAATGAAAATAACACTTGCTACAGTAAAGAAGTTTATTAGAGAAAGCGGAGACAATCTTTTGATTGATGTTAGATCTTCATTCGATGGTATGACAGATTGTATACAGCTTTGTGGTGGTAAATTTGTAAAAGCAACACGGGAAGAAATAAGAGCAAACACACTCGGAATTAAAGGCGCTTGGTTTGTTGGTCATTCAGATGATTATTTTCAACCCTATGAAAAGGAAAATCTAAAAGGGATTGAGGTATCAAATTGTTGTGGGTCTTTTATATTAGCAGTTAAAAAATAAAAATGAAAATACGCTGCTCATCACTCGGACGCCTCATGGGAGGATTCGAAAAACCTAGAGAGGCATTGTCAGAAGACGCAAAATCCTTACTCTTAGAAATGGCAATCAGAGAAAAGTACGGAAGGGAGCCTATTGTCGATAGTAAGGAGATGCAGAAGGGAAGACGGGTGGAGGAAGATAGTATCAGTCTACTCTCTGAAGTACGAGGGAAGTTATACATTAAGAACAGATTACATCTTAAAAATGATTTCATCATGGGGACGCTTGACCTACAGACTGAGGATGCGGTGATTGATATTAAGTCGCCATTCAATATATTTACGTTTGCGAAAGCGGAGGTTGAACCTCAATATGCGTGGCAACTTACTGGCTATATGTGGTTAGCGAATAAACAGAAAGCGGAGATTGCGTATACCTTAGTTGATGCTCCCGAAGATATGATATTTGAGGAATTGAAACGATACTGTTATATGACAAACGTATTCAAAGAACAAGAGTATGAGTACGGAGAGTTAGAGGATAAGGTTAGACACCTTATGACCTACAAGGATATTCCGAAAGAAAAAAGAGTTAAGATATTCGAAATAGTAAGGGATGAAGCAAAAATCGAAATGATCAAAGCTAAATATGTACTGGCGACAGAACATTATAATTTATTATTACAAACAATATAAACATAAAATATGGTATAGATATTACCCACAAAGGATTTGATGAAAGAGACATGGCTTGGATAGATAGACAACAAGAAGAAAACGCGAGAAAACATTTACCAATTTCTAATTCTATTATGAACGTACCGTCCACTTTCTCATTCTTCGGAGTGAGAAAAACCCTTCCTCAAGGTGATTATGAGGGAAAGATTGTTGATTTTACATTTAAGGAAATGGTATCTAAATTAGGTAAACCTTATACCACTTTTTCTGCAAAAGTTGATATTGCAGGTGAGACTCATTTTGTCAATCTTTCGTTGGACCCGACCGAAGTAGGAAAGTCTACTAATAATTTGATTAAACAGTTAGCAATTCAGACAGGAAAGACAGAGAAGGAGTTAATTGAACTTTGTCAAAACCCTGTAGATTTTTTCAATCTTGCGAAAGATAAGGTAGTCAAACTGATCTCAACCGAGAAAGGGTATCTCGATGTATGGTCGCCTGAGACACCTAAAATAACAGATCAATCGCAAGTTATAAATCCTTCGGACATACCGTTTTGACTTATGGATAAATTACAACAAGGTTACACGAACCTCAAACGTGCTAAGGATGAGTTAAAGAAGCATCGCAAGATGATACTGGACTCATGTCTGCAAGATAGAGAATATCAAGAAAAGCATTTGAATATGCTCGACATACGGAAAGGTCTAAAAACTCGCAGAAATGCCATCGTAGATCAATCAGAGATCGAAAGACTGGATTACCTACAGGAACAAGTGAGACTCGAGAAGTCTAGCCTCAGTGAATGGATGGCGGAATATGTGAAAGAAACACAGATGACAAGCGTGAGTATTCAGGATAGTTTATTTGACATAGTACCAAATTACCAATTGAGACCTAAACATGGATGAGTTAATTCAAACAGGTACAGTCGTGGATATGATTGTCTTTAAAGAAGGAAGGTCTGTGGGATACGCCCGCCAGATGATCTTTAGGGCGGTTAAAAATGACGAATTGAAGGTTTATAAACGTAAACTCAAATTTGGTTCACGATCTATTAATCTTTTTGACCCTGTTACTGTGGAGAAATGGTTAGGGTCAAGAAGAACGTATAAATCAAGAAAGGTTACCACAACAGCATAATTTGCCTATTTACAAATGATATTATATATAGTATAATGTACATATGATTATAGATACATTACTCGAACTTCTAAAACTGAGGAGAATCCCAGTAATAGGGCAAGGGTATATAGTTATCCCTCATTACCATTATGCACCCAATAATAAGGGGCAATATAAGTACGGGAGATATAATAATTCTATAATCGGAAAACTATTGAGTACCGCTCGTTAAAATTAGGGGACAAGCTAGGCGATAAGCCCATAAGAGGAAACGTAGTAGGAATGACATAAGCACTCCGAATCTAACCTATAAATGACTTAGTTCTTTATAGAGGATTGACAGGGGGACTGAAAGTCAAACCGAATGAAACGCAATCGGAGGCAATAAGAAACTCGAAAGAGTCCTAGCTTATTTTTTTAATAATAAATCAATTTTTCTTATGGACAAATCATACGTCACAATGACAACTTGCCCGATATGTCAGAAAGAGAATGGAGAGCTTCTCCTAGACATGAGGCTTAGAAAAACTTTCGAGATGCGAACTCCTAGTCTTACACCTTGTAAAGATTGCAACGAGAAGTGCCTGAAGGAAGGCATATTACTGATAGAAAATAAGACAGGTTCCATAGCAGTAGTCAAAGAGTCCTATTTCAAAAGAGCATTCAATAAACCAGTTCCAAAGAAAAGAATAGCTTTTGTAGAGCAGGGAATGTTTAAATTGTTAGGCATTATTATTTCTACCGAATAAAAATGAAAAAAACTCAAATACAGAAAGTATTAGAGGTACTACAGGAAAATTACCGAAAGTGGTTACCCGCTCATTATTTTGTCGGAACAAGAAAAGGAATAACAGGTAATGTATTTTTAAGCTACAAAGCACCAGCGCGATTATCTGAAATATACAGAATATTTACCGATCATATTGAACGTAGACAAGAGATAAGAGAAGGTTCGAGATATTATTCTTACAAATTAATCAAAAAGGTATATGAGAGTAAGTGAGCGAAAACTACTGTACTGGATGATTTATGCTTTATTAATCAATAATACAATTTTGTTAATGGTTTGCGCAATATTTAATTTCTATTTATGACAAATAATATCTATACCGAACACGCCAACATCACAACCTTATATGATCGAGAGGTGGATAAGAATAGGATACTCCTGATCTCAGTAAAGGTACTCGGATTTGCCTGGATAATATTACTCGGATCATGGCTTATCCTCTTTGCGATAGGATTTAGGTCTGATGGATTCTTTCGTTCAGAATGCGTGAATTATCCGAAATTACCAATTGTCGTGCCGACACCTATACAAAAATGAGACTCTGTCCTATGTGCATGAAACCTATCTGGATGAAATCAGGTTGGAAGAGATGTACTCTATGTGAGAATGAATTAAGTATTAAGAGAACTGGTAAGCCGATTAGCACTCGTAAGATAAATGACATTAGAGCACCTCGTTATACATTACATACAAAACCATCCAAATGATTATCACAATCCAACAAGTAAACGAGAGAACGGTTATCCGTTTCGGAAGTTTAGAGATTACGACAAATGTGCTGTCATTAGCAACCACTATTGCATCAGGACTTGCAGACGCACATTGGGAAAAAACAGGAGAGCGAATTTATATTAAATTGTTACCAATTATTCATACCCCTATGGCAACGAAAAAGAAAAAGGCTGTGGTTGCAAAGAAAAAGAAAGCGGTGAAAGCGAAGAAGAAATAAGCTATACAGGCTCCTACTTCAGTAGGGGCTTGGAAGATTGTTTTTATAAGTTTATTTATTTTATGTACGACTACTACTCAGAAGCTATTATTGTTATTTTAGCTATTGTTTTGACTGTTGTTCTCGTAATTCTTTTACCTTTTGTCCGCATCTCAAGTACGGGGGTAGGAGAACACGTTGGATATGTGACTGCCGTAGAACAAAAAGGTTACTTCTTTAGGAACTATCGAGTTTATTTTAAGACGGATAATCAATCGTCTCAAGAGGATGAGTATTGTGTGAACAGAAATAACACAAACCTTATTGATAAGTTGAAGAAAGCCAACACAACAAGGGGACTTGTGACCATAACGTACGAAGGTGTCCGTGGTTTTGGAATTGATCTGTGCTTAGGAGAGGAAATACAGAATGTGAAGTGAACTCTCACCCATTGTCTCTCACCTTCGGTGGGAGGCAGTACGAGAGAGTTAGCAATTCATAAACCCTATGACCACTAAAAAAATCATTGAACAAATGGAGAAGGAGTTTAGGAATACCAAATTTGCAAAAGGTGGTGGATTATGTTTTGAGTGTTGTGATTACGAAGGAATGTGGGATGACCTAGAAGATTTTATTAGATCTTACACTCGCACTCTCCTTGAGAGTTTTGGGGAGGAATTATTAGATGTAGACATCAAAAAAGATAAGGAAGGAAATGTAGAGACAGAGATAACATTTGCTTGTAACTTACGAGCCGACCAACGCCTCAAGGCGAAAGAGATTATAAGTTCATTGGAGAAATAATATATGCGTAAAAGTATAAAAAACTACACCACAACAATCAAAGTCCAGAAGACATTGGGAGAAATACAGGAGCTTCTTGCAAAGGCTAAAGCTACTAAAATGATGATTGACTATGATGGAAGTGGACAACCGACAGCTCTTACTTTTGCGCTAAATACAGATCGTGGTGTTATGGGATTTAGGTTACCAGCAAGAGTGGAAAATGTGGCAAAGATTATGTATCCAGGTATCAGCAGGTTTTATGTGGGCGACAAACGAGCCGAACAATACAAACAGACAGCTTGGAGGAATATAAAAGACTGGCTTGACGCACAGCTGGCACTTATTGAAACAGATATGGTAAAGCCAGAAGAAGTATTTTTGCCCTATATGGTGGATCGTGGAGTTACATTATTTGAAAGATTTACTGGTGGTAATTTGTTGCCAGAAGGAGAAGTTACAAGTTCTCAATAACCTATGACAAAAAAATGGTCAATGAAAACACTAACTAAGAGTCTAAGAATTAACGTCAAAGGATATGGTGACGCTATAGTTGTTGCTGCTCTTTTCAAAAAGATTTACGGAAAGTTTCCAGAGATAGGATTGAGTGGTTTTCAGGCAGGAACGGCTGACGCTTTATTAAAAGTTTTACCAGAAAATGACAAACACTAAAACAGGATGGGAGAAAGTAAAGACATTCGGTGATTTTATTGATGAACTACTTTGCAAACAAAACAATCCTTATGAACCAGTAAAGGATGCAAAGCCATATTATAGGTATAGAAACCTTTGCGCATTGGTAAACAATGAAATGAACGAAAAAATGAAGGGTAATAGATTCTATGAGGAGAATAAACGAGAACTGTGGAAAGTGATGGAAAATACTATAGCTGCTACTTTATATATTCAGACTCAAATTAAAGATAAATCCTCTGAACTAGCCGATGCGAGGAAAGAG